TCATTTTATACCTGCCTTTAAAAAGTCAACATCATACCAGACGTCCGGCATGATTGTCTTCCCATCCACAACAGTCAGTCCTATTTGAACAACCTTCATAGAGCGGGGATCATCTTTTGCAAGCGCGAGGATATCCCCCATTCTGCCGGCTGCTCTCGGTGAAAATCCTCTTACGACGGCCACGCCATTTTGTGCGGTTCCACATTCCGAGCAAACGTGATAATTCCATTTCTGGAATGGGTGATCGACCATATAAGCCAGCGCATGAAGAAAGAATTCCTTCCGTTCCAGCTTGCGAAGAATCGTCAGGTGTGTGCAGGATATTTTGGAGTCATTATCATCTTCATCAATGTCGCCTCCAGCGTCCACCAAATAGTATTCTGAACGATCCATGTTGCTGTAATAACTCAGGCAGTCCAGAGGATTCGCCGCACAGTGGAAGCCATTTGCCCGGCAGTTTGCCTTGTCCGTGACATTTAACCCCATAACAAACTGGTAGTTCCGGCAAATCAAGCCTGGATGAAAACCTTTATAAGCAAGCATTATGCACTCTCCTTCATCATTCCGAGGTCTCCCAGCGTCATTTGACCGGATTCAGGTGCTTTTGTGCGCCCTGAAGTTTTTGCGGTAGACTTGGCTGCTTCTTTGCCCTTTGATGCCTCCTTCTTTTTCACAACAGAAGGTGTATATCCACTGGGATAAGGCTTTGGGACAAATTTATCCTCCTTGTCCTGATCCTCCTCTGCATCCGAGTCTCTAAAATAGTCCTCAGCCCACTGATAGCAGAGGTCATCCGGTACATCTCCTCCAATTCGCTCACCGGGAGATGGCTTTTCGCCATTCATCTCCATCTCTTTGAGCAGATATTCCTGGGCCTTTCGATTGATGTACCAGAAGCAATGTACCATGCTTTTGCGAGGGTACATCGTCAGACGGGCAAAGGCTGCATCTTCCAGGCACTTTGTCTGGATGTGCTCCGACACGAAGTCCTTCATGTTACGCCGGGTCAATTTCTCAACATCATCGCCAACCCGCTTGATGGAGGCCATCATTACCTCATCATCCGTCAGGGTGGCAAGCCGTTTCATCTGCTCCTCTTCGGCGGCTTTTTTAGCCGCTTGTTTGGCCTCCCATTCTGCTTTACGCTTGGCTTCCGCTTCTTCGTGAGCTTTGCGTTTCGATTCCTCGTCGGCCTTTCGTTTAGCGGCGTCGTCCTCGGCGGCCTTTTTGGCATTGTTGGCCGAAGACGAAGCGGGAATCTGCGCTGCGCTTGCGGGAGCAGCAGACGCCTTGGGGATCGATGAAACTGGCTGATCTGCATCTGCGGAGAATACCGAGGGGATAGAATCTTCGCCTCTGTCCGTAAACGGGGCAGCATCTTCACACTTTTTGACCAAATCAAGTTCTGAAAAAACACCCATTATCAAAACCTCCATCTTTTTTATTTTTGACAGAAAAAGGGATGCGGATTGACATTCAGGCCAAATCTGCATCCCTTTGTTCAAATATGCTTACACCATGTAAACCAGTGTGCTGAATGGATCAAAGCAGTAGCACACAAGGTTTGGGTATTGAGCGGTTTCCTGCTGAATTTGTTTTTGGATATACAGGGCTTGCTCCTCCTCGCGGAGCGATGTCTGCCCCTCCCATATCATTGCGGTAAAATGGCCGTACTCCGGCCGGTACTCCACATCGGCACCCAGCCCGCGGCAAATTGCCGCCATCGTTTCCAGCTGATTCTGTTTTTCATTCATCTTCGTCGCTATTGTCTGATTCCTCCAGGCTTTTTAACATCCCATAGCCAATATCCGTGTCGCAGAAGCTGTGACAGTCCATGCAGTAGGTTCCGCCAACGCGGTAGGGAACATCATCCCGCGTAATTTCAGGCGTCCCCTTATTGACTGGACTGTAGATTCTTGGCACGGCATAATCTGTCCGGAACTCAAACGTGTACAGTCGAGTCCCGCCGCAGCTTCTGCATATCTGGTGTTGTTCAAGACCACTAATTTTTGGCGTCATCAGCATTTTGCGAATATTACAAGAAAAAAGCCTGACTTTCTTGTTTACTTCGTTTAGCAGTGATTGATATGCCTCCAGAAAAGTACGCCCAGAGAAGGAAACAGTTCCATCCAGCCTGTGGCCTCCTGCCTGAAAATAGTAGATGTCTGCCTCATGGCCGCCATCATCCCGGCAGCCGATGCGGATTCGTGCGAAGTGGATAAGAGAAGAACTTTCGTTGGCTTTTTCCAGCAGTTGTTCTGCATCGATCTCCGGTAGAGCAGGCGTGGCAGGCTTAGCTTCTTCACCCTTCCCTTTTGCGGGTGTCGCCAGTGCCGGTGAGAAGCTGACCGAAACAAATCGGTTGGTGTCGCGGTAGAAATACTTTCGGCCATCGTCACCATACAGTTCAACTACGTCAGACGGAGACATGCTGCGTCCGAGATAGCCGTTGGGGAAATCGCCGTTGCATTTGTGGAAGATTCGCTGCAACACCGTCTGCTCATCCTGAGCATGGGGACAGCAGATTTCTCCATTATAGACCAGTTGATACTCAATGGCCGGGGGCTGTTGATAGCCCGCCTTAACCAGCGCGTCCATTCCCTTGAACGCAAAGGGGATTACTTTTGCTTCGGTGATTTTTAGCTGGTAGACTCGGTACTGCTGGCGGCGGCGCTGCGCCTCCATCAGCTCCTCAAATTTGACTGTGGGATCATTTTGCAGGTATGCGTTGTATTCCTCATATGTCAATCCCAGGTATTCATGCAGCTCCACTCCGCCATCCGGCTGCTTGTGCCACTGCTCAACGCACTGCTCCATGTAATCTAAATCGCACTCGCCGGATAAGTACTTTTCTTTAAAAGTCACTTTGTCACACTCCTCTGTTTTTATTTTTTTCTGGTGAAGGGCAATCTGCCAATCATCAATTCCTTTGTAGTTTGGATTCCAGGTTAGGCGCCGGCAATTCATGCCTTTTTCTCTCGCAAGCAGATACAGCTTTGACGCACCTCTGCCAACTCCCTGGTTACTGAACTTGTCCATATCCTCTGCCTCAATGATTTCCTCTGTACCGTTACGGTATAGGAAATCGAACAGGTCATTTAGCTGCGACGTGCAGCCTGCGCCGCCGGTAGCAACGAAAGTTCGCCCCGTCAGTGCATGGGCTATGTCCGCTTTGAGTGCACCTTCTGTTACATAGATGACACGGGAGCAGGGATCGCCAATAAAATGAACCGGACTGCCGGAGGATACACCCATCGTCTTATCTGCGCTTGCCAGCCAAAGGTACTTCGTACCTGTTTTCTCCGGTGGATCATCTTTATCTTTGAGTGGGACATCAAGCCGGGTTTGCAGGCCTTGAATCAATCCATCTGCACTGAGATATGGAACGAGAATACCGGATGTGCGCTGAAAAAACCGGACGGTCCATCTTCCGCTGTCATCCATGTAGAAGCCAGGTACGCCCTGTACGGTGCATCCACTCTGGATCAGACGTGATGTGATGACCCGGCATAGATGTGGCGGCGGCGTGCTTTTGAAGTAAAAGTGTTCGATTTGTTCATCGGTGAGGCAACGTACCTCCCGAAGATGTTTTTTGTGCGCCTGGGTTAACGTCAACATGGACAAGAACATCGAGTAGGTCTGATGGATGGTTTGAGCAGCTGCACGCTCGGATTGGAGAACTGCTTTCTTTTCTGTTGCAGCTTTGCTTTGAGGCGTTACATACGCAGGCACAAAATCACCCGTCTGCAGGTCGCTGCAAATCTCCCGGTAAGCATCGGAATTGCTGATCCGCTGTACTCTGGCATATAGAGCGAGCATCCCACCGTGTTCCCCACAGCAGTTGCTGTACCACACATTTCTTGTCAGGTTAAGACAGAGCTTTCCGCGCTGATCTCCGCACAAAGGGCAATTTGCATAGGCATAGCCTGGGCTCCTCCGTCTGATAGTCAGGCGGAGGAGCATGGCCACGTCCATGATGTTAAAGGGGAATCCGGATGATTGAAAATTTATTTCGATCAGCTCCTTCCTTTGTTCCCCTTTTGCGGGGACTAAATGTTATCCAGCCTTTGCCTGGTTCAGTTCCTCCATCAGAAGGAAAGACGCCGCTTTGAGTGCATTGCTGGCTTCCTTGGCCACCAGCGCATAAAACCGCAGGCTGGAGGGGCGGCGGTCTAAGACCTGCCCCAGATTCCACCCCTTATTGGTGCCAAAGGTGACCATTTGCGCCTTTGCCTGCTCAACGGTCATGAGCTTGCGGATCTCATCCACCGTCATATCTTCTGTAAAGGCGATTTCAGCAGCCCGCCCTTCTTCAACAACCTGTTCATTACCTTGTTCCTGCTGACTTTCGGCAGGGAGCGGGAAATCTACAATAGCGGATGCTTGGGAAGCAGCAGATGGGGCTTTCGGTTCGGCAGTGGGGATTGCGCCCAGCATCTGAAGGATGCTCTCAGTCTCCGTGGGCGTCTTTTCCGCAGTCTCGGTAGGCAAAGTGTCTGCTGCCTCCGGAGTACTGGCGATTTGAGCGGGAGACACCACCTTCGTTTCAGGAGATTCAGACGGCTCTGGGACAGACTGTGACATCGAAGGATCTGTTTGGGGAACAGGCTCTTCCGCTGTGACAGGCTCTGCCTGTACCGGAGTTTCAGACGACGCATGGGAAGGCCCGTCCGCCATCACCTCATTTGCGGCATGGCTGTCGGAACCAGCAAGGGGACAATCATCCCGAGTGGGAGCAGGAATGACAGTGTAAACAGGCATTTCTGCTGCGGTTTGAGCAGTTCTGGTGACTACCGGAGCATCCGGCTGAGCAGCTACTTCCGTCCGTTTCAAAAGCGATTCTACCTCAGACAGGAGAACTTCCGAGCCGCATCCGCTCCCACCAGTATGTTCCACCAAATCGGAGAGTTGAATGCCAAACCCGGCATTGTCCAGCGCCTGGTTCAGTGCCTCATCCTGCGCAGCCTGCACATACTGACTGCCGGCCTCTCTGCGCTCCATGCTCGATGTAAATTCACTCAACAGATGCGAGTTATCCATACTGGAGTAGATGCTTGCTTTGAAAAGCGCCATCTGATCGGTGATCCGCAGCGGCGTGAGCGTCATCCTGCCGTGGGGGAAGGCCAGCCGGAACCACATCTTTTTGTAGGTCAGATCCAGCTTTAGCACCTTTTCTCCGGTTTTGCGGGAAACCTCTTTCCTGAGATACCGCAGGGGATTGAAGTTAGGGACATTTCGCAGTTCCGCCGCCGCAGGGACGGTCTTCAGTGCACAGTTTCTTTGGTCAATCATGTTAAGTACCTCCTCATAAATGTAATATAAAATAGCGTTTTCAGCCCATTTCTCCGATCAGCTGGCTCGCCTCACATCTTCCGCTGTCGCCGGTATGGCCGCCGTATCAGCAGTTTTATTGCGGGGTAGCTGGGTCTGATAATACTGCTCCATGCGCTCTGCCAGATGGGTCTTTCGTTTTCCCTTTTTGTCGGTGTGGATTGCGATATACATTGCCTTTATCTGCCCGACCAGCAGGACACGCCGTTTGGCACGGGTAATTGCTGTATTGAGCAGATTGCGTGTCAGCAGGATCCGGTGCGCTACTAACAGGGGAATAATGACCGTGTCATACTCAGACCCCTGTGCCTTGTGGACGGTCGAAGCATAGGCCAGCTCCAATTCGCACAAATTTTCCAGAGGATATTTGGCAAACCGGCCATCAAAATCAACCGTAACAATACCGGATTCGATTTTGCTTATGCTGCCGGTTTCGCCGTTAAATACCCCAACAGAGATTTGCTCCCCGTCTTGATCAAATAACGTCAGGTCATAATTGTTTTTTATCTGCATGACCTTGTCATGCAGTCGGAACATCTGTCCCCCAAACGTGACCTCTGGCCGCTCTGGATCGGGAGGATTGATATCCTCTCGAATGACAGCATTTAGGCTGTCTGAGGAAGCTTCCCCTCTGGTGCGGAAGGGGCAAAGAATCTGAACCTGACCGATGCCGCTAACCGCTATTTCCTTTTTATAAAGGCTGCGAACCATTGCTGCCGCTTCCTCCTGCGTATCCGCACGGATGAAGTCAAAGTAATCTTTGCTATAATGGAGATCTGTTTTCCCTGCGGTAATATATTTTGCGTTATAAGGAATAGGGCTGTCCTTTGCCTGGCGGAAAATTTCATCCAGCACCGTCACTGGGACAATACCGCTGTTGATAAGTTCATGGAACACATCGCCGGCGCCAACGCTTTCCAACTGGTCTGCGTCGCCTACCAGAAGTAATTTTGTTCCTGCACGGAGATGCTGAAACAACTGCCACGCCAGCCACATGTCCATCATGGATGTCTCGTCAACAATGACCAAATCAGCGTCCAACTTGTCATTATTTTTCTGCCAGTTGGAATCACCGCCATATAGCTTCAACAGGCTGTGTAGTGTTTGGGCATCCATAACACCCGTGGTTTCTGCCATACGCCGGCTGGCTTTGCCTGTTGGCGCTGCCAGCTTAATGATCCTCTTCGGATAAAGCATCCGGTACGTTTCGATTACCGCCTTCAGGACAGTACTCTTTCCAGTACCAGGGCCTCCGGTGATGATGCCGATATTGTGCTGAAAAATCATTTCCACTGCCTCAGTCTGTCGTTTGGAAAGCGTGATGCCAAGCTGGCTCTTTACACGTTCCATGACGGACGTAAGGCAGACAGCTTCTGGTACTTCCAGCGCCATCGTTACAGCTTTGCGTGCAGTTTCACGCTCCTGTGTATAAACGTGGGGCAGGTAGATGCTGCCGTGGTCGTTCACCACAACATTGTTCAGAATCATCCACTCCAGGGCGCTTTCTGCCTGTTGGCGGCCCAACTGCATTCCGGGCTGTGGGATCTTTTCGTTCAATAGCAGTAGGGCGCTTTTGATCAATTCTTCTATCCCCAGGAAGAGGTGTCCTTTTTCACTGCGGGATTTCTCCAGAGCATAGAACAATGCACCCTGTACCCGCATAGGGTCGCGCGGATCTCCGCCGGATTTCTGTACTATGGCATCGACTCGCTTGAACCCAAAGGTCGGCACCTGGCAGAGCCGGTACGGACTTTGCCGAAGAAGCCGGACACCATCCGGCCCAAAGAACTGATAAATCTTGAGTGCTGTAGCGGGGGTAACCTTGAAGGGGGCCAGCAGAATCATCAAATCGCGCATTGCCTTGCTTTCAGCATATCCTGCTTTGATCTCCTCCAGCTTTTCCCGTGAGATTCCGCGGATTTCCAAAAGCCGGTCTGGTTGTTGTTCTAAAATATTGAGTGCGTCTACGCCAAATTGCCGCACGATGGCGTCTGCTGTCTTCTCCCCGATTCCTTTCAGAAGGCCGGAGGCCAGATAACCGCGGATGCCTTTGAGCGTGGGAGGGACGATCTCACGCCATCGTTCCACCTGGAGCTGACAGCCATACCTGCCGTTTTGCCAAACTCCTTCCAATTCCATTTGGATTTCGCTTGTGCGGGGCAGGTCATATCCAACTGCGGTAAAACGAATCAGGTGGTCATGATAGCCATACGAAATTTTTGCCTCAGAGGGAATCATTTCGTCAGCTGTTTTCAGTCGAAAAATGCAATACTTGTTGGTTTCATTAAAAAATATGACCTTATCAAATGCCGCAACGATGCTCATGTTTCACCTCTAACTTATGATTAGGCCGCCGTGCGTGCGGTTCTTTTGATGTGCATTCTGCTGCTCTCGGACATTGTGACATATTCATCATAGATGTCCGGATGCTGTTCCTTCAGCCGTTCCAGCCCTGCCTTTAGTATTTTAGGGCTGCGGGACGAACTGAACGTGATCGTATAATCAGTATTGTCGTCTGCATAGGTTGCTTTCCGGTTGTTGCCCATATCTGCGGCAATCAAAGCTTTAAGCCGCTTCATTTCAGCCTCTAAACGGGTGACTTCAGCATCATACAGGCTCTTTTCAGACTGCAGTTCCAGATACCTGGCCACCTTTGTAAATTGCGGATAGGTAATGGCAATAGGAGCCATATCCTCAACTGGAGGGCCAAAATTCCGGTGCAGGCTCTCCATGATCAGATCTCCGCTCTCCGTATAAGGCGGCGGATTCTTTGCCAGGACATTGTCATGCCAAAAGAAATCCTCCAGCGCGATCAACTCTTCTTCGTAGCTTGCATCCCGGTCAATATGCCTGATGATTACCTCATCTTCATTGTTGCCGTAGAGGCAGCAAAAATAGACGCGGTCAATATTCATCACGCACATATAGTGACGTCCCTGAGCTTCGTAATAAACGGGGACTATTTCGTCGCCGTTATACCACCATTTGTCTCTGGCATTATAGTTGGTCGTCTTTATTTCCAGAATAGCAAGGGTTCCGTCCGGCAATTCGACCAGATAATCCAAATCTGCAAGCATCCATGGATAGAGCGGGTGCTGAAACATGACCTTGCGCTGGAATATTTTTAGACCCGTTTTCTTTGAAAAAATGCGGGCTACCAAATCCTCCAGCAGCGTCCCCATCTCCATAGCGACCCAGTTTCCTGCGTCATCGGCTGTCACGATGTTCAGCTTGTCAAAATAGAGATCTCGAGCTGTACGAAATGGAGAGATTCCCAGAACAGCGGCTGCGTCGCTGCCGCCAATCCCTTTGCGCCGGTATGTCAGCCATTCTTCACGAGTAAGACCCGACGTTTCCACCAGTACCAAGGGTTGATAGGTCATCGCCTGTTCCATATGCGGTATCCCCCTTTCCGGGATAAAGATGTCGAAGCTCAGCTTTCCATACCTGCCGCAGATTTCGCCGTGCTGTTTTTACGGGAAATCTGGGCCGGCCGCCGGGCTTCCATTTTCTTTTGTGCTTCATTTCAAAAAGCTCCTTTCAAATAGATATATCCTCAAAGCCTTTCGGCGTTTGGGCAAAAGAAAAAAAGCGAGAACAACTGAGTGCCGGCATGAGCCAAGCTCTGTTCACCGTGAGGTGAACATCAGTCATTCTCGCTTTGCGATGGGATATTCCCTATTAAAAATGAAAAATATCAGCAGTTACTCACCGAAAAGGCGCAGTAATACCGCTGATAATACGTACAAACCTAACAACGTGTGCAATGCGAACCCTATCGCTCACAGGCCAAAGGCCTGCCCTCAATGAGAGGAGCGCACAAAGAATCAATTACATTTAAATGTTATCACAATATATTGTGTCTGTCAACAAAAAAATAATATATATTGTGCTTTCGACGTATTCAATTTTTAGAAGTAACCGTTTTATCTTTTTCTTTTAAGTGTGACAGGGTTTTCTATGTTTCGTCATTTACCGATAGTACAATGAAAATAAGTGGAGTAGGAAGTGTTTTGTTTTAGAATAGATAACTTGGATCAATGAAGCTACTTCAATTACTTCAATTTCTTCCGCCCGGACTTCTTCAACAAAATAAAGTGCAGACGAACGAGTGTTCGTCTGCGCTATTTTGTTTTTCGACGGTCTTTGCGAATATTCCCCATCAAATTATGGGGGGTATTCGCAAAGACCGTCGATTTATTTCTGAATTTTTTCTCGAGCCTGGCCGAGAAATGCCAGGAAACAGAGAATTAACAAAGTATTTTCATTTTTCTGGTATTTTTTGGCCTCCACCTCGCGCTCCGCCTCCAGAAATTCAGCGAACCTGATCAATTTTCTGGAGGTATCAAAAATGAGCAATAAACGAAAGCAGTGCTATCTGTATGTAGATGGAATCGCTGTTCCTGTCAGCGATAAGGTTTATCAGGAGTTTTGGCATTATACAAATAAAGAGGACTATTTTATGCGCCAGCTAAAGACAGCACGCCACCGCTGTGACAAGCAGACACAGGCCCGAGCCTTTGTTCCTGCAAGAGAGTGTTCTTTGGAGCAGCTTACTGCTGCGGGCCATCAGTTTTTGAGTGCAGACCCTTCTGTCGAAGACCTTGTTCTATCCGGCATCTGGCTGGAAGAACTGCTGGAAACTCTGACTACGGAAGAGCAGGACATTATCCGGCTGTTCTATATCCAAGAAAAATCAGAACGGGCTGCCAGTGCGGCAATGGGGATTCCTAAGACTACTTTTCGCCGCCACGAGCAGCGCTTGCGCGTAAAATTGGGTATTTTGCTGAAAAAATATCTCTGATGCGGGTATTGGAAGCGGACCAAAAAAGATTTCCTGTCGCGTACATAGTGAAGGAGGTTTTAGCCTTCTTTGAGTACCTTGATAAACAATAGGACAAGCGCCTGTTTATATCCAGTACGCAAGTTACAATAACCCATTGCGGCGAGCGATACAGGCACAGACGCGACAACTGCCTGCAGGATTGAGGATACGAGCAGTATTTCTGCCCGTATCCTATCCCGTCAATTAAGATCGTATCTAAGGCACGAGCGGAACCTGGCGGGCCTGTTACCGGCATTGGCAATTCCGGGGCGCAATAACCCGTGATGGGGAAAACCGAACATCAACCGTACCGCAGGTTAAAAGGGGACTACTGTGGGATTGGCTTGGGCAGCCTTGTCACCTGCCGTCACCATTCGTCAGTTTTATAGGTGCCTGTTGCCGCAGGCAGGCTTGCGTATTCCCGTGCCGGGGGTGAGCAGTAGGGCGGTCATGCCGCCTGATAATACGGCACAAAGTCAATGGCAGAGGAACGGCGTCCGGCCAATAAAAGCTTTTTTAGCAAGATGAGGCCAAAACAGTTGGCCGGACGCCGTTCACACAACCATATGAAGTCTGTGAGGTGATCTATTTGCTGGTTCCAATCCGTGAAGAAACTCCCATACCGCTTTTCGGGTTGATTTGCAGTAATTTCTTTAGAGGTGGAAATATGTCCGATAAGAAGACGATTCTCAAGAATCTTAAAGCCATGCAGGAAACAGACGTGAGGACAGTTGACCTTGACACGCTCCGGGACATTCGGGATGTTTGTATCGATCCTGCACTGCCAAAGGAAGAGCGGTTCCTCTCGTTTATTCGGCAGATTGGCAATCCGTATTGCTACCGGCATGGAAACTGTGTCGTAAAAATTAGTTTTACCGATAGCGATATTACGCTGGAGGAGCGGATGATCTCCTATCTGCGCTCCAAATATTGATTATTCTGGAGTAGACAAACCATGCTGGACAGAGAGCGGTGAGTATGTTAAAATAAAAAAACAGGACAAATCAGCGCTCTCCTGATCCAAAGGTTTTGCCGACAAACCTTGACGATAAGGAGAGACAGCGATGAACGAAACCAGTATCAAAATTTGGAATACTTGCGGCTATGTCCGCCTGTCCCGGGAAGACGGGGACAAGGAGGAAAGCAACAGCGTCACGGGGCAGAAGGATCTGATTCGTGACTATTTGTGTCGCCATCCTGAGCTGCGGGAATGTGACATGAAAGTGGATGACGGATACACCGGCTCCAACTTTGACCGTCCGGCTTTTCAAGAAATGATAGCTGCTGTCAAGGCTGGAAAAATCAACTGTATTGTTGTCAAGGATCTCTCACGGTTTGGTCGTGACCATTTGGACGTGGGAGAGTACATTGAGCGCATTTTCCCCTTTTTGGGCGTGCGCTTTATTGCGATCAATGATAACTATGACAGTGAGCACAGAAATGTGGAGTCCGATGAACTGATCATCCCATTTAAAAACCTCATCAATGAGGCATACTGCCGGGACACCTCGGTCAAAATTCGGAGCCAGCTTGAAATCAAACGCAAACGCGGTGATTTCATTGGCTCTTTTGCTGTTTTTGGGTATCAACGGGATCCGGAAAACCGCCACCACCTGGTGATAGATGATTTTTCCGCAGATGTGGTGCGGGATATTTTTAAGTGGAAATTAGATGGCATTAGTGCCGGCGACATTGCCGACCGCCTTAATAAGACCGGTATTCCGACTCCTATGGACTACAAGCGGAAACAGGGGATGCGGTATAAGACATCGTTCCGTGTCAAAGAGGATTCCGCCTGGAGTGCTGGCATGATCCTGAGAATCTTAAAAAACCCGGTTTACACTGGAACCTTGGAACAGGGGCGGGTTACAACTCCCAGCTATAAGGTAAAGAAACTGGTAAATAAGCCGAAAGAGGAATGGGCTGTGGTTGAAAATTGCCACGAGGCCATTATTGACAGGTTTTGTTTTGAAAGTGTTCAAAAGGTGCTTGCGCTGGACACTCGTACCAGCGCAAGTGGGCAGGCGGTAGACCTCTTTTCTGGTATGGTCTTCTGTGGGGAATGCGGTGCATCCATGATTCGCAAGACTGTTCCATCTGGGAAAAAGAAGTATGTATACTATGTCTGTTCTGCCCACAAGAACGAGAAGGTCTGCACACCACATAGCCTGCGTGATGTTACGCTGAAAGAAATTGTGCTTGAGGCATTGCAGCACCATATCCAAGAGGTCATTGACCTGTCTGATTTGCTGTCTTTAACTGATGTTGTGTGGCTGAAAAAAGCTGGTATACAGAAACTGCGTGCTCGACTGGACAAGAAGCAGGAAGAGATTGCTCGCTTTCAGAAGCTGCTCTGCTCCCTTTATGAAAACCTTGCCGATGGCATCATTGACCAGGAGGAGTATCGGGAACTCAAACGGACGTATTCCAGGCGGCGCGCCAATGCTGAGGAACAGGCAGATGGTCTCCGTGCCGAAATAGCGCAGGCCATGAATAACTCAGATAATGGATGCGCATGGATGAATCAATTTCGCAAACATCAGGGGATCACAGACCTGGATCGCGCACTGATCGTAACATTGATTGAACGGGTTCTGCTCTATCAAGACCACCGTGTTGAGATTGTGTACCGCTGGCAGGATGAATTTCAATATCAGATGGATTTACTCCAACGTGCGCAGCGGACTCTCTCTCAGGGGGAGGCTGTTTGAGTATGGCAAGAACAAAGCGCAAGCGCAACCCCCTTGTGCCGGCTGTTGCTGAGGAACCGCCTAAGGAGCGCGAATACAAGGTGGGGGCCTATGTCCGCTTGTCCTTGGAGGACAGCGGAAAGCCGGGGGCGGATACCATCGAAACGCAGCAGGCTCTTCTCTTGGCCTATATCGAACGTCAACATGATATGCGGTTGGTTGATGTATATTGTGACAATGGCCGCACAGGTACAAATTTCGAACGCCCGGGGTTTGAACGGCTGATGGCGGATATTCGTGTTGGGAAAATCGACTGCATTGTGGTCAAAGACCTGTCCCGTTTTGGACGGAACTATCTTGAGTCCAGCAATTATCTGCTGCGTGTTTTCCCGTTCCTGGGAGTCCGATTTGTAGCTATCAATGAGTTCTTTGATACGGAGACGGCGGTGCAGACAGAATATGGCCTGGTTATGCCGCTGAAAAATATCATCAACGATACATACAGCCGTGATATATCCAGAAAAGTCGCCAGTGCGATTGCAACCAAAGAACAGCACGGGGAATTTATAGGTGTTTTCGCACCATATGGATACCGGAAAAGTGAGGACGACCGGCATAGGCTGGAGATCAACCCGGAAACGGCGCCAGTCATACGGGATATTTTCTCCATGCGTCTTCGCGGGATGGGGTATGGGGCAATCGCCCGGCGGCTCAATGAGCAAAAGATCCCATCTCCCGGCGCATACCTTTTTCAGAGCGGTCTTTCAAATCGTACTGCCTATCGCGATTCACTTTGGGCAACATGGAACATCAAGGAAATACTGCGAAATGAGGTTTATTTAGGACATTTGATTCAGGGGAAACGAACCCAGGAGTCCTATAAGCAGGCCAGATCGGAGCGATATGCTCCTGCAGAAGAGTGGCGTATTTCTCGAAATACGCATGAACCGATTATTGATGAGCAGGCTTTTGCCGCTGCACAGGAACTCGCCCAAAATAGCAAACGTGCTTATGAGGCTGCTCTGGGAAAAGCAGATGACTTGAAGACGCCTAATCTGTTCCGCAATCTGATTTATTGCGCAGATTGTGGGAAACCAATGATCCGCCGGCATATTTATAATCGTCGGCGGGAGGGCAGAATTTATTATTACAGCTATCTTTGTCCGACAACACTGAAAATGAAAGGAGCATGTACGCCCAAAAATTTGATGGAACAAACACTGGTTGGTGTCGTGCTTGATACCATTCGGTGTCATGTGGACGCCGTCTCAGAGCTTGACCATCGTGTCTCAGAGATTTGGGACGAAAAAACCATGACCATGCGAGCGGCCCTCTCCCGTCAAGCAGCAGAAGAGGAACGAAAACTTTCGCGGAGTGCAGTGCTCTTGGAGGGTCTTTATCAGCGATTGGTAGATGGGATCATAACGAAACAAGAATACTCCGAGCTGAAAAATTACTACCAAGCGCAGTACCGCGAAGCAGAGGCCCGGCATCAATCTATAAAGGATCAGGAGCAGATGCTTCTGCGTTATGGCCCTGAGAATCCCATGTTTTCTGCTTGCCGCAATCACTATGAAATTGAGAGCTTGACGGAAGATCTGGTTCATTCCCTCGTTGACCGCATTGAGGTATACGATTCCAACCGTCTGGACATCAAATTGGTTTACCAGGATGAATTTCTTACGGTAGCCCACTTTTTAGAAGGGGTGAGGAAGCCGTGACGACTATGACCCTGGCGATTTACATCCGTCTGTCGTTAGAGGATGATGACCTTGTTGATGGAAAACTGGAATCCGAAAGTATCACCAACCAGCGCAATTTGCTTCGGGACTATATCCAGAGCACAGATGACCTACGAAATGCGAATATCCTGGAGTTCTGTGACGATGGATACAGTGGCAAGAATTTTGATCGCCCCGGAGTCAAAGCTCTGTTGGAGGCAGCACAGCGTGGTGCCATACAGTGCATTTTGGTAAAAGACCTTTCCCGGTTTGGCAGAGACTACATCACCGTAGGCAATTATATCTCCCGGGTGTTTCCGTTCCTTGGCATTCGTTTTATTGCGGTAAACGACCACTTTGACAGCATCCGCCAGAGTGACATTGACAGCATTGACTCTTCTTTCAAGGCCCTGATCTACGATCTATACAGCCGAGATTTATCCAGAAAGGTTCGCAGTGCGAAAAAGATGCTGGCAACACGGGGAGTCTATATCAACCCTGTAGCACCCTATGGATATAAAAAGGATCCGGAGGACAAGCACCGGTTGCTTCCAGATCCGGCAACTGCTGATGTGATCCGCCGTATCTTTACAATGGTCGCTGATGGCACGTCAACCGAGGATGTTGCCATGACGCTTAATAGGGAACGCATACCCACGCCGTCTACGATGAAAGTAGGGACTTCCAGCGAGCACGAGAATTGGAAAGATAATTATTGGCGCCCACAAACTGTGTGCTGGATCATTCGTGACCGGCAGTACATTGGCAGCAATGTGTTTGGAAAACGAGTTCGGAATCAAATTGGCGTCCGCAGTCAGCTTACTGCTAATCTTGAGGACTGGATCATTGTTGATGACTGCCACGAACCGTTGGTTTCAAAGGCCTTGTTTCAAAAAGCACAGGAAATGCTGGGCGGCGAGTATAAACAGAGAAGCAAGCATGTGAAATGGAACAATCCGCTACGAAAAAAGGTATATTGCGGTGTCTGTGGCTACGCGATCATTCGCCGCGGCAAAAAAGAGCACTACTATTGCTGTAAAACACCGCGGACAGTACCAGACATGGCGTGTTCCCAAGAAATTATCTATGAAAGCGAAATCATGGAACTTGTGACAGAGGCGATTCGGGTTCAGGCTCGGTATGCTGTTGAGGTCAAGCATTTGCTGGATAGCCAAAAGAAGCATAAGGAAAACCTGATCCACGAGCTACGGCAGGATATGGAGTATCTCCAGGCCCGGCAACAGCAAATTACTGAGGAAAGCCGAAAGCTATATGAAAAGTTTGCCTTGGATGGAGTAATCTCACGGGAGGATTATGCAAAACAGAAGGCCGAGCTCTTAAAGCAGCGAGAATCTACTTATCAAGCTGAAGCGAAGGTCAAGGCACAGATTGAAGCATTGACAACAGAAAAAAATCGGTTTATTGAAAAATACCAAGGGCATGCCGAGCTGGAGTATCTGGCAGAAGATGTTGCCGCTGATTTATTGAACCGTGTGACGGTCTGGTCAGGAAAGAGAGTTGAAATCTCACTGAATTATTTGGATGAAATCCCATCAGTATTTACCCAAAATGACGCAGATTGATGTGTATGGAGGAAAACACTATGAACGAAAACAAACTCCGCGTCGTAGCATATTTCCGCGTGGCCACGGAATCGCAGCTTAATGATGAAGCAATCTGGGCGTCCCAGAACATTGGTGTCCAAGCATATGCTAAGCGCAAAGGTATGCAGGTTGTAGGTGAAGTACGGGCGTGTGAGAAGGGGGCTACAATGGATCGCCCAGGTTGGCGTGATGCTCTCCAGCTTGCCGCCAGAGAGGAAGCAAATGCAATTTGTGTGAAAGACCTTGGACGTGTTGCCAGGGGTACAGAGGCTTTGGAACAGGCCTTCGCTGATTTAGAGCGGCAACATCTCCAACTCATAACTTGTGATCAAAGTTTCATGGATGCCAAATTATTGCTCGATGTAAGGCATTCCCTTTTTATCATGAAAGCGGCTAATGCAAATAAGAATTAAAATTTGAATACTACATGATAAGCGACGTTTCAACAGAGCTCATCATTTTTCGATATAATTATCTAAAATTCTCTTAGTCCGCACTTGACAGCGGCAGATCTCCGGCACACCTACGCAACCCTGGCCATCTCCAACGGCGTGGATGTGAAAACGCTGGCCAGCATGTTGGGCCACCACAGCGCGGGCTTCACGCTGGACACCTACACCCACGTCACCAACGATATGCAAAAAGGTGCGGCGGAGAAAATCGGCGACTTTATGGAATCGGCAACGGCGGGCATCACCCCGGAGCCTCCCGACCCGCCGGAGGAGAAGCGTTGCAAGGTGATACCGTTCGAAATGGTAGGATAAGAAGTATGCCGGCAGAGCTAAGAAACTCTGCCGGCGTACTTCTACTTTTCTAAGGATTCTGTTTGTGCAATTACAAAATCGATTGCATTGAGTAGGGGGATAAATCCTGAGAAATCAATTTTTTGGTAGTTTTCATAAACATACTGCGAGAAGATTTCTTTGCCAAAGTATTTGCTGTTGTCGAATTTATCTTTGCGGCAGAAGGTTTTGCCCTCTAAGCTGAGGTCCAGCAACTCGTCAGTAAACAAATCTTCAATTTCACACTCTTCTTTGTCGCCTACAAGAGGAGGAGTGACCACAAATAACTTACTATCTGGAATCAGACATATATGCAGGTTTGCTTTGAGTGCGGCTTTCTGAGCTGCGGTAGCATGCACATCCTCACCCAAGAATTTTTTTAATGGTCTCTCGCTCTTGAGTTCATTGTCATAGAGAAGTATGACAGGCTTATGCTGTTCGTGACCACTTAACTTCTGGAAGTAATTGAGATAAGGAGGGATTTTTCTGTTGATTCCGACATGGTAGCGATATAAAATTCTTATAGCATCGGCACCATCCAAGCTGATTCCAAAGAAATACTTCCACCTTTTTGTTCGCCTGAAGAACGAAAACTTATAGCTAAAATTTCCTTCAGTATCTTTTTGTATGAGCCGTGGATACTTGGTATAAAGGCTCTTCAGTGCAGCCTTTATATACCGTATATCAGTTTTACCTTCTGTTACAATGATGGGCTTGGTGTTAGCGAAAAGATATTTATAAAAGATAAATGTCTGGTACTGTCTCTCGCGACCGTTGAGATTAAAAGCGTCATGCTTGATTTCCTGTGGATCAAGAATATTATTGTAGTGATCCATCTGGTCAATAAAGGAAAAGCGCCCTTCGAGTTGCTTGATTGTTCCTGGCACACCATCGATGAGATATTCGCCCGTAGAGTAGAGCTGATGTGCCATCGCTCTTGTTTTTCGCACATAGGTATGATTAACATTTAGCTTCTTGTTTACAATCAGACCGGTGACTTCCTGGCGCGAATCCTTAAACTGAAATCTGGTTTTCTTTTTGTTGATAGAGAAGCCCGCCCTTTTTATTGCAGCACTGGCTTCTGTTAAGAAATACTCCTGATTTTCAACAAAATGTTTATCGTTAGTAGAGAAAGTCAAATCGTCAGCATACCTGGTATAGTCCAGCTTATATTTTTTTGCCACCCTTAAAAGGTAGGCGTCAAGGGTCTGAGAGATTAAATTTGTAATGATTGGAGAACTTGGTGCTCCTTGTGGTAAGTGCCCTTGATAGCAGGTCAATTGAGCAAGAATGACAGCAACATCGTGCGGTAATTTAAAATTGTTATTCTTTTCGAAGTAGCCTTGGACACGTCCAAAATGAAAGCTGTCAAAAAAGTTTTCCAAGTCCAAATTTAGGACAAACCGTTTATTGCGATGAATTCTTGCGTTAGTAATAATACTTTTTTCTTTCTCAAATGCGTGAGAGACATTTGGTTGGATGCCTTTCTCTTCCCAAATGCTTTTTTGATAGAGCCATAATATATTCGAAAGTTTTACCTGTAGAATCTTCAAATCTCCGGAAGGAGCGCAGATAGTACGAGTCTCGCCGTTACGCTTCGGAATCTCGAAGGTAGTGTAATAACTATCCGGCTTTTTTACATAAAGAATATGCGTCAGTTTGCTGCGAGGAATGCTCAAATAGTCTGCCAATTCATTTCTCGATTGGATGTCACAAAATTTCTTCAT